AGTGAATCTGTAATGACTCAAGATACTTATGAATGGAAGGTTGCGTAATGACTATTGAATACAACGATAAAGTTTACGACGATAGGCACGGTGGTCCGTTTGATCGCGGCAGTGCCGACAGTTATTATGGCCGCGGGTTCCGTCCTCATTACTTTGAGGGCGCAACCTATTCTACGACAGAAATTATTCCACCAAAAGGCTCAGATGAGTACGAAGCATACAGTGCAGGCTATGACTACAATGAAGAAGCCGGCGATAAAAAAGATTGGGGTCGTTAATTATGCGAGTAAATAAAGACAAAATTATTTTAACTGACGTTGATGGCGTTCTGCTTGATTGGGAAGAAGGCTTTACTGTGTGGATGGAACATCACGGTTATAAGACTGTTGATGGTTACAAGAAGATGTATAAGATCGGCGAACGTTACGGTATCTCTAATAACGAAGGCCATCGCATGGTGCGACTGTTCAACGAGTCGGCAGCTATTGGCTTTTTGCCTCCGTGCCGTGACGCACAGTACTATGTTAAAATGCTAGCCGAAAAGCATCAGTATCGCTTCCTCGCTGTTACTTCGTTGAGTACAGATCCTTACGCTAAAGAATTACGTGTACGTAATCTTAAGAAGTTGTTTGGCGATATTTTTACTGATGTTATCTGTTTGGACACCGGTGCAAACAAGGATGAGATTCTTGCAGATCTAGCAAAGACCTACAAAGGCAATTGGTGGATTGAAGACAAGCCGGAAAATGTTCGCGATGGTATCGCTGTCGGACTTAAAGGTATTCTAATAGAACATGGTCATAATATGGATTATGACGGTAGTGCAGTTGTAGCTAAAACTTGGGAAGAAATTTACAATGTCATCACAGCCTAATAAGTTTAACATTAAAGACGTCGTCGCGGTTGCTTGTGCAGTTGACCGTACTAACGGATTTGTGAAGAAGTCTGACGTATATAGTCAATCTGACAAAAAGCCCAATGTAAGTTTTCTGTATGAGCATTTTTGCAACAATGAAAAAACAGAATGCTTGCCGTCAGACTTTGAACTAGCCGAAGAGATTATTGATTATCTTAAAGGTCTTAGTTTTAAGGCGCTGGAGCGCAAGCTCACAGACTTTGAAACTAACGTACTTAACTTTGTTGGTAGCGAAGAAACGGGCAAGGAACAATTAGGTATTGCTGCTAGCTTGCCAAATGTCTATCGTAACAAGCTAGAAGCAGACACCTGGACCAGTCGAGAAGCAGAACTAGCACGTACCAGCGATTATATTGGTCAAGTAGGTCAGCGCAGCGAGTTTACTGCTAAGATTGAGAACTTGCGTTATATTGCTAAAACTGCTACTTACCTAGTTAGTTGTAGTGTTGATGATAAGCATATCCTAAAGTTCTTTAGTGGTGTTGCTTCCGGCAAGGTTGGTGACACAGTAAATATTACTGGGTTTGTTAAGAGTCAAGGTGTTAGCTCTTATAGCAATGCCAAGGAAACAATGATTAATAGAGTTAAAATTTCTTAATTAACCACTATTTTAATAAATTAACCTCAACTATTCGTTAGTTGGGGTTTTTTTATTATTCTTTTTTGATAAATACTAATACCAGCGAACGTAGGAAGGGAGATTGGTATTATGGCAAGAAAAACAGTAACAGTTGACGATGAAGTCTTAGCAAAAGACATCAACGGCGACGGACACATTTCTAAATTAGAACTTGAAATGGATATGGAATTTAAACGTAAGCGTTTAGAAGATGAAGATGCGATGCGCGATAGTCAACGTAAGATGGCTTGGTTTGCGCTATTTGGTATGTTACTATACCCAGCATGTGTGCTAATTGCATCATACTTTAGCATGGAAAGCGGCGCAGGTGTACTGGGTGATATGGCACCAACATACTTCGTATCGGTTGCAGCTATTGTTGCTGCATTCTATGGTAAGACTGCGTTTGAATCTACTAATAGAAGCGACGACTAATAAGGACAACCAATGGCGTTTGTAAAGAATTTTTGTAGGCTAATTACAGATCACGAACTCGGTGATGAGGACGTGATAGACTTCTTTGACATTGTTCAAAGTGTTGTGCCTACAAAAATTCTAACAGGCTTTAGCGGAACCGGAGATGTGGTTAGTGTAGATGTTGTAGCATACATTGATCAGTCTCAGTATATCTATGAGATTATTCTTAAAGAAGACATTGGTCCTGAGGACGGTGATACTATTGCCGAAGAACTAGCAAATGAGTTTGATTTTGACTTCGATTTTGAAGTAAGCGTAGAGGCATAAAATGGCATACCAACATCCGTACGGCGATCATAGAAATAACCTGCATCATGCAATGGATTACAACGCAGCAGGGCAACCAGTAATTAGAGTTATCACTACTTCAGGTACAGCAACCAACGATGGTAGATCGGATGCATTCGGCAGGCAGCGTATGTCTATGCCGTATACACTTTTCGACTCTACTCAGCGTTATTCAAATCGTGATGATCAATGGGTAACAAAAACCGTTACCGGAGGATCAACCACCTACGATACAAACCAAAGCACATCAACATTGACTGTAACCAATGCACTTAATGCAAAAGTAACTCGCGAGACCAAACGTGTGTTTCCATATCAGCCTGGTAAGAGTTTGCAAGTTATGACCACGTTTGCATTTGATGAAGGTCAAACAGGGCTAGCTCAACGTGTAGGCTACTTTAATAATCAAAATGGCATATTCTTTTCAAGCAAGAATGGCATTAATTATATTGTAAAACGCACGTATGTTAATGGATCAGCGCAAGATATAGAGATTGCACAAAGCGATTGGAACATTGATAAATTAGATGGTAGCACAACAAGTGGAGTTACACTCGATCCTACTAAAACACAAATCTTTTTTATGGACATCGAATGGCTAGGGGTTGGTCAGGTACGCACTGGTTTTGTTATTGACGGGAATTTTTATCTAACACATGTGTTCCAACATGCAAACACTTTAGACACAGTATACATGACCACTGCAACACTTCCTGTGCGTTATGAAATTGAAAATATCGCAGCCACAGTAGCAGGCAGCAGTATGAAACAAATATGTGCTACTGTTATCAGTGAAGGCGGCTTTGAAATCAGAGGCAGGCCATACAGTCAAGGCCGTCCTGTTACTGCACCAATGAATTTAGCCACTGCTGGTACGTTCTATCCTCTAGCATCAATTAGGTTGAACTCAAGTTATTTAGATGCTGTTGCTGTTATTAAAAACATCAGCATGTTGGGCATTGCTAATAACGGTAAGATGCAGTACAAATTAGTTGCAAATGCAACCATTAGTGGCGGCACATGGGAAAGTATCAGTGGTTCACTATTAGACTATAACATTACTGCTAACACTATGAGCGGTGGTGAAACATTGACCAGCGGGTATGTTGGTATCAATAACCAAAGCGGACAAACTATTGCACTTGATCCTGGTGCGTTCGCATTTCAATTAGAACGCGACGGATTAAATGGAACTGCTACCACGTATACTCTTGCTGTTGCAGCAGCCGCTGACAATGATGATGCACTGGGTAGCATTGATTGGGAAGAACTTTTTTGAGAGTTGAAGTCCATTTTATCGGCAACCAATTCGTTGCTTACGATGAGCAAGGTAACCAAATTAAAGATCGCTATATCCTCGAACAAATCAGTTTTGATCAAATGCCGGGTTTCAAAACTTCTTATTATTTAGAAGTTGACAAAAACCAAAATCCTGCTATAATGAACAACATACAAATAAATATTAACACATAACACACTTGAGGAAACAACATGGCATTTAATCGCACATTTAATGAAGAAGAAAAAGCCCGTCTAAAGCGGCTTATTGACGAAGGTAGTCAAGTTCTGTACGAAACTGATGCACTCAAAGAAGGACTCAGCGATACTGTAAAAGCTATTGCTGAGGAAATGGATCTAAAGGCTGCTACACTAACCAAAGCAATTAAAATTGCTCATAAGGCTAAGTTTGGTGAGGAGCGCGACAAGTTCGACGAGCTCGAGACGATCCTAGAAGCAGTCGGCAAGACACTTTAATTATTTAAATACTTTGGTGGTGCGTCAGCCTTAAAATGATGCTTGGGAAACATATACATGAGTTACGTAGATGCCTTCTATGATAAGGCTAAA